GTATCTGACTATGAAAAACATCCCTATGCTTGCCGTCAACCATACTTATAAAGAGATCGGTCTCTTTCCAAAGGACATCGTAGGTGGTGGTACTGGTATCTATTACAGTGCAGATAACATCTGGATTCTTGGAAGACAACAGGATAAAGTCGGAACCGAGATTAAAGGTTATCGTTTTATCATCAACGTGGATAAGTCAAGATATGTTAAAGAGAAATCTAAAATCCCTATCTCAGTTACTTGGGAAGGTGGTATCGCCCCTTATAGCGGTCTGTTGGACGTTGCTCTCGCTGGTGGTTATGTCGCTAAGCCTTCTAATGGTTGGTACTGTCGTGTCGATCGTAATACTGGTGAACTGGTGCAACCAAAAGTTCGAGAGAAGGACACTCTTCAGAAAGAGTTCTGGGAACCAGTCTTCGCAGAAACCGACTTCAAAGAGTTCATCAAGTCCCAGTATTCTATCGGGTTGGCGCAGAAAGTAGACATGGATGAAATCGCCAATGCAGAATGAGATTGAATCACAACTATGTGAAGATATTCATTTCCAGATTATCCCATCCGAAGAAGGACATGGATGGGATATTCGAATACTTGAAGAGTTCCCCGAAACTGTAATTAGATTCGGGGCAATTCAGTTTGTTGGTACTGAGGGAGATGATGACGAGGATGGACAAATCTCTTTCAACTTTGAAATTGTTTCTACTCCTGATGATGATTTATCAAAAGAAGACTTGACATTTCAAGACTTTGTTGGTAGAATACTACACACAGTAATTGAAATGTCAATCTCTGAGGGAACGATGGTCGCACAAGACCAGAAGAGTGGCGAGATTCTCACCACAGAGGAAATATATGATGAAATTGATGAGGAGTTAGAAGAAGATGAATATCAATCTGGAACAGACGATACTGAGGAACCTACTGACCAATGATGAGTATATGCGGAAGGTCGGTGCATTCTTGTCACCAGATTACTTCCAAGGTGCTTACAAGGGTCTATTCAAAGAAGTAACCAAGTTCGTTGCAAAGTACAACAAACTTCCATCTCTTGAGGCATTCAAGATTGAGATGGATGAACACAACACTATGGGAGATGACGATTACCGTATGGGTGTCGAACTTCTTCCAGACCTGTTCACCCCCGAACCAGAAAACCTTGAATGGTTAATTGAACGTACCGAGAAGTGGTGTCAAGACCGTGCGGTATTCAATGCGGTGATGGAGTCTATCTCTATCATTGATGGTAAACACGCAACCATGCAGAAGAACGCAATCCCTGATGTCCTATCTAAGGCATTGGGTGTTTCGTTCGACACTAACATTGGTCACGATTATCTAGAGAACGTTGATGGTCGTTATGACTTCTATCATGAACAAGAGGAGAGAATACCCTTTGATTTGGACTACTTCAATCAGATTACTAAAGGCGGTCTTCCCAACAAGACGCTCAATATTGCGCTTGCTGGTACTGGTGTCGGTAAGTCTTTGTTTATGTGCCATGTCGCTGCCAGTGCATTAAGTCAAGGACGTAATGCGTTATACATCACTATGGAGATGGCAGAGGAACGTATCGCAGAACGTATTGATGCGAACCTACTGAATGTACCGATTGATCAGTTGGAGAATCTATCTAAGGATATGTTCACTGACAAGGTATCGCAGATCGCTGCGAAGACCCAAGGTAAACTGATCATCAAAGAGTATCCGACTGGACAAGCAAACACCGCACATTTTCGTGCATTGTTGAATGAACTGAAACTCAAGAAGAACTTTGTACCTGAGATTATCTTCATTGATTATCTGAATATCTGTGCCTCGTCTCGTATGAAAGGTATGGGTGGTGCGATTAATTCTTATTCTTATATCAAGAGTATTGCGGAAGAGTTACGTGGACTGGCAGTAGAGTTCAATGTACCTATCATGTCTGCGACCCAGACTACTCGTGGTGGTTATGGTAATGATGATGTTGGTCTTGAAGACACGTCCGAGTCGTTCGGTCTACCCGCTACCGCTGACCTTATGTTTGCATTGATCAGTAATGATGAACTAAATAACCTTGGTAAGATCATGGTTAAACAGTTGAAGAATCGTTACAATGACCCGACCAGTAATCAACGATTCACTGTTAAGGTTGACCGCAGTAAGATGCGATTGGTTGATGATGATGACGAGGAGATGATTCCTAGTGCTGACCCTGATAAGGGATGGGATGATAAACCAGTGTTTGACAATACGACATCTGGTCAGAGAATAAATTCAGAAAAGTTTAATAACTTCAAACTATAGGGAAGGACAAATGGAATTACACTGGGGATGGCCTGTAACAACCACCGCATTAATGTTTGTGACTTACTGGGTAAGTAGGGTGATGTCTTTTGCAGATGGTTTTGACGAAGGTCGTGACGAAGGAATCGAAGTTGGAAGTAAGACTACCGCTAGAGTAGTGATGAAGTATCTGCGAGACGAACATAACGCAGAGATTACTAATCAAGAAATCGAAAAGATAATTGATAGTATAAAGATAACTACATATGATGTTGAGGAAGATGAAGATGAGTATGAGTAAAGAAGTTGTAAAAATGTATCGTGTCGTCATGGACTTGAGATATAACCCACTGAGGTTTATTCCTGACCCAGTAATGCAGGGGTATCTATTGATGGCACTATTTGTTATGTGGTCTGCATTCTTCGGAATAATTGCGATCTATTATATGGGTTGGTTGGGATATAGTATTCCAGTATCGATCGGTGTTCACTTAGCACTTGTTGTACCAACGATTATTACCAATGCAGTATTTCTAATGGCAGAAGAGGATAAACACTAATGGAAGATTTAACTTGGTTACTATCCCCTCATGGTAAGAGCAAGAACGTTGCTCGATGGGTTGTAGATACTTTTGGGGACAGGGCAGATAGTGTTGCTGTTCAAAACTGGGTAAATGCATCCCAACAGATTTTGGATACTGATGAGAGGTTAGGTCTCAGTGAAACTCACCGAAGTTAACGAACCTTGGAAACATTATATCATTGATGATTTTCTACCCGAACAAGAGTTCGATGAATTAAAGAACATTGTCAGTTATAGACCAACAGCGTCAGACACAGACCGTTATAATGTTTTTTGGGATACTAATGCAGACAACCTACCCGAATGTCTAAAAACTTGTCTCAAACAGATAAAAGAACTGTTAATAGAAACAGGGATATGTGAGTCAGAAAAGGACTATGAAGATGTAGGTTTCCATCTGGAATATAATTCTGTAGGAAAGGATTATAACTTCGGAGTGCATACTGACCAACCAAGAAAGTTTGCATCGGGCGTGTTGTATGTCAATCCAGAAGAGTGTGATGGAACTGCGATACATAATAGAGATAAGAGTTTCAATTATCAGGTAGAATGGAAACCAAATAGGATGTTGTTCTTCAAACGAGAAGATTGGACATGGCACGATTATAAAAACTCGTTTAGAGGAAGACAAACGATTAACATCATATGTGACAACGAGTTTATGGAAGTACCGAGTCATATTAGGAGTTTTAGAGATGAGTAATGTAAAACTAGTGTGTCTAAGTAAACCAGATGCACACACAGACTGCCACACAGCAGAAGAACTGGTTGCATATGCAGCTAGGGTTAGTAATCCATCTAACCAAAGTAATAAGACTACAGCGGGTAAGTTGGTTCGATACCTTATCAAAGAGAACCATTGGTCACCTCTGGAGATGGTACATATGACCCTAGAGATAACCACCACACGTGATATCTCTCGTCAGATTATACGTCATCGCTCGTTCTCATTTCAAGAGTTCAGTCAACGATATGCGGAGAGTGAACGTTTCAGTTCTCGTATGGCACGACTCCAAGACCCTAAGAATCGTCAGAACTCTATCGAGATTCATGGTGATTATGGTGTGGGTAGTGAAGGCCCGATGACCAGTAAGAATGCTCTAGTTGAAAACTGGAGTATGAAACAACGTGAGGTTATCAACAAGTCCAAAGAAGTATATAAATGGGCGTTGGATAATGGTATCGCAAAAGAACAGG